TCATGCAATGTCCTTTCGGGTCTTTTCTGCACGCTTGTTCAGGGCATCGTTGATCAACGCCTCGAGACGCAAAATGGATCGTGGCCAGGTCCAGTTTTCCTGCACCACCCTGCGCGGGTCGAAGGTGTCGGCGCGCGACAGCAACACCTCGAGCGCCTGGGCAAAGTCGTCTTCTTGGGCGATCAGCCCGGTCTGCGGCGTGATGTACTGCCGCCCACAGACAAGACCGGCATTGGCGAGAACCGGCAATCCACCCAGCATGTACTCGGTCAGGATCGCCGGCGCGCCATCGTGGACCCCGCAGACGAGACCGACGCGCGCCCGGTTGATCAGGGCATTCACCTGGTCATGATCGACCGGTCCGACCCAGGTGATGTCCAGTCCGCGAGCTTCGGCCTCGGCCCTGAGGGTATCGGTCAATTCGCCATAGCCGACCACGCACAGGGCACGCGTGCCCGGACGGCGTGCGAGCGTGTCGAGCAGCAGGTCGTGGCGCTTGTAGCTTTGCGTTGCCGCGACATAGACGACATCAAATTCCTTGGGGGCGCCCGTCGGGTGAAAGGTTTCGTCCGACGCGAACTCCGGTCCTATGGGCAGGACCGCGCATAACGCCCCTGGGTGGCGGGCGCGGATCTCGTCGGATTGCCACTCGGCCCCCGTCAGGAAGAGGTCGACGTGGCGGCTGACCTCGGGCGGTATACGGATCGCCGGCGCGTCGATGGAATTGTAGATCACGACGCTGCCTGGGCAGGCATCCAGCAGCGCCTCGTTCACCCCCAAGCCCCAGATACAAAGAATGTCAGGCGCCCCATGGCGACGGACGTGGGCAATCGCATCCGCCGACCCATAGGGGGCGCCGTGGGCATCAGCGCGAAAACGGCGCCGTGTCAGGCCGCGCGGGGCCGGGAGTGAGATGACCGTCCGGCCGAGCGCAGTCGCGCTCTCGAACGGCCCTTTATCGCTACCGACAAAGCTCCAGACCTCGGCCGCGTCGGCGAGTCCATGTGCGACCGCCGCCAAGGGCAGCCGTTCAAGGTATCCGCCGACGACGCGCACGGCGCCGTTATCCGGCGTGATCGCTCGCGGCCGACTGTTCCAGAAAGCGGCGAAATCCGCCTCCGTCAGGGCGCCCGGCAGAGGAGGAACCTCGTCGCAGAAGTCCGAGATAGCTACGACGCGACGGGTCATCCTAGCCTCCCCGGACCAACAGACGTTCTGCTTTTGTTTGTATCGGCGTGGCTATGCACCATCACCCACCCGCGCAACTTGATGTTTGTAAAGTCGTTTGCTGGGAACTGCTTACCTTGCCCATCTGAGCGCGGTAAAAATTGTCCACCACCGCCAAAGAACGAGGTTCAAGCCGTTCGGTTCCCGAGCGCGACGCGCGCGAATGACGCATATGCGGGGCGTTGAGGCAGGAAAAATTCGACGGGCAGCGTGCGGGCTTCAGCGGCTCGCGGTGCTGTTATCGGGACAAGACGGCAGCACCACAGATGCCGGATACGCCCACCCTTCCCGCCGCCCTCGGTCCCGGCTGCAGTTCCGCAAAAGGTTGGTCTGAACCCAGCCTATGCGCAGATTGCGGCTTGCGGAAGGAACAAGCGCGATGGTGGAATTTTGAACCGCGAATAGTCGGGGACTGACGGCAACCGCCACTCGACCAAGCCGCGTCAGCACCGGCGAGACGCGAAACCCCGCATCATCTCACTTGGGAAAATGGTACCGCCTCCCCGGCTTGAACGGGGGACCTCTAGATCCACAATCTAGAAAATAGTCGGTTTGCTAGGGTTGGCGTTGGTTGGTGCTAATTGAAAACCCGTGCAAATGCTGACTTTTAGCTTGCGTTGCGATTGGCCGTGATTCAGGAGGATTGGTTACTATCTGCTTACACGCGGGAAACATCTAATGGCCGTCAAACTGAATCAATCTATTGTTCTGGCTCTGCCGGTGCCCGCTACAGGGCAGACGTTCACTTGGGACGCCTCCGTGAGCGGATTTGGCGTGAGAACGTCCTGCGGCGGCTCACAAGCATACATCGTCCAGAGCCGCCTAAACGGCAGGTCGCGGCGGGTTACCATCGGCCCTGTCAGCACAATGACGGTCGAGCAGGCGCGCAAACTGGCGAAGGTCGAGTTGGCGGCGATGGTACAAGGCCGTGACCGCAACGCGGAGAGGGCCGAGGCGAAGTCGCGGACCATCACGCTGAGCGGTGCGCTGGACCTGTACGTCACCGGACGGCAACTCAAGGACAGCACAATCAAGCAAGCGCGATACCATATCGCCAAGTATTTCGGAGACTGGCTCGGTCGGGAACTTGGACTTGTCAGCCCGGCCATGCTGGTGGCCCGCTTCGACAAGATCACGTGCGAGAACGGCCCTACCGTTGCGGCGGGGGCCTGCCGGTACTTCCGCGTGATCTATGCCCATGCTGCCGCACATACCGCGCGACCTGACGGCACCCCTACCCTGCGGATGAATCCGGCCGCACGACTCTCTGCCCTCAAGCGTTGGCACCGGCCCAGCCGCAAGCAAGGCGTCGTCCGACCCGGAGAGTTTCCCGCCTTCATGGCGACGGTGCTGGAAATGCAGGCAAGCGGTCTGGTCGATCACAGGGTGTTCGGCAGATACGTGGAGATGCTTGTCCGGACCGGCCTACGCCGGGGGGAGGCGGTCGGCCTAACGTGGAAAGACATCGACTTCGACGCTGGAACCCTGCGAGTGCCCGAGCCAAAAAATTACAAGCCGCACACCCTGCCGCTGACCGCCCGGATCGTGGAGTTACTTGTGGCGCAACGAGCGGACAGCAAAGGCCAGCACGTGTTCTGGCAGCCGGGTCCAAAAGGATCGGTCCCCGATCCGCGCAAGTCGTGGGCGCACCTGCGGGCCGAGGCCGGGCTAGATATCGGCGCGCACGATCTGCGGAGAACCTTCGCGTCGCTGGCGGACGCACTGGACCTAAGCGGGTTCACTCTCGCGAAACTGCTGAACCATTCCACGGCCTCTGGGGCGGGTTCGGTTACGGCCGGTTATGTGATCTCGGATCACGAGCGTTTACGAGGGCCAATGGCGAGGATTGGTGCCGAGATAGACCGCCTATCGCGCCCCCCTTGCATTCCCACCAATCGCGATCCAAGTTAACCAAAGCCGCACGACATGGAGGTCGGTAGGTCCTCCCCTTTCCGGGATAGCCGGGCGGGGGTTCGAGTCCTCCATTTGAAGGCATCCGTGATGGAAACCGTGTCGTCGTCGAACCTAATTAATGCAAAATCCGCAGCGGCAAGATTGGGCGTAACCGCTTGGTGGCTGGCCAATGACCGCATGATCGCAGGTCAGAGCGGAACACAGCCGAAAGTGCCCTTCGTTCGGTTGGGCGAGAGAATGATTCGTTATCGCGCCGCCGACATTGACGCGTATATAGTGAACAATCTGATTGGTCCGGAGGTGCAGAAATGAACCCCCGCCGCGATCCGAATGACCTGTTGAATACGAAAACGGCTGCTGCCTATCTAGGTATTTCGCCCAGATGGCTGTCGGTTGACCGACTTCATGCCGCCGAGGGTGGCGAGAGCCAGAAAGTTCCGCATGTTCAAATCGGGCCTACGGTTCGATATAAGGTGAGCGACCTCGACGCGTATCGGGCCACGGGCGCACTGAACTTCCGGCGCGGGAGAAAGCCCAAATGGCTCCAGAACGCGGAAACGTATTCCGAGGCCGAAGCGGGCGAAATTCTTGGGGTCGATCCGGTGGCGTTTCCGGACTTGAGGGCCTTCGTACGAGTGAAGGGCGGCAAGTCAGAGCGGTTCTACGTCAAAGAACAGGTCGATGCATTCAAGGCTCGCCGAGACTCCGATTCTCACGAAAGCTGAATGAAAAAGAGGGGGCCGCGCCGCAAACGCCGACCCCCTCCGATACCATCCAACTGGCAGGCTCAAAATTAGCTGACCGATACGGCAACTGCAAGGGCCTGCCCCCGATTAAAGGGGCAAAATCCATGTCCATTATGTCTGTAATTCCGCTGGGCCGGCCAGTGGACATTCCCGACACGGCACAGCCATCCAAGCGGTTACAAGCTTTCTGCGATTTGATCGCGGCTGAAGTTGCCGCGCACCCCTTCGAACTTGATGGTCGAATATGGGCCATGCTTCCCCGGAAAGAATGGGCCGTTCGGTTGCAGGTCGAGGTTAAGACAGTTTCGCGATTATCGCAGCAGGCTCCAATCGAACGGCTGGACACCGGACGAAAGGGCGCGAACGGCACTCCGGTGAGGATGCTGGCCCTGCGGGTCATGCTTCCCGGCGAGAAGCCGGTGGGTATGAGCCACCGACACATGGCGAACATCATGCGGAAGATGTTCGAAAGTAAGACCGGCCGGACGCTGGGCAACGCCAAGTGGGGAATGCTCAAGGGCCTAGCCGAGACGTGGCCGGAAGGGCATCAACTGACGATCTTCGCGGATGCGTTGGGCGAGTGGCCGTTCTACGCCGCCGGGGTGAAGGCCAGGATTGAGTTTGAGCGTGACGCATACGGTACCCCCGGCACGGTGCGCTTCTATCGCTATCCCTCCGTCAGCGTCATGCGACGGTGGCCCAATGCTGTGGCGGACGCTTACCTCACCCGATGGCAGAGCAAGAACTCGGGGAAAGGTCTGCGGCAGCCTTTCGACTATCACCACCGAAATGAATGACAGGCATTGCGAGGGCTGGCAGGCCGTCAGCCGAAATGTCCCTACCTATCCGTATCCAATGTTATAGTAGATACAGGGTTACTACTCTTCTTGTCAGGGGACAGGGAGGTTGGGACATTAGAGTAGTCACCCCTGCGGCCTGCGGCCTTGGGCTTTCGGGCAGAGAGGATTTCAGCTTAAGGAATTTCAGGAAAGTGAGACGTGGGTTCGAATACGAATATGTATCAGGCTATAGGGGAAGTACCCCCCAAAACCCCCCGCCCACGCTTCATTGCATGATCCCGACAATCCGTCTGTATTCGTGCAAGCGGCTGAGTTGGCTGAGCAGGAACGCAGGGCGAGTCCAGAGACCCCCGAATTTGCCCCGCTGACGGCCATTCCGGTATCTGGCCGAGGGTTGGATGCGGAAAACGAAAGCCCCCGCTCCACGGCCCGCATATTGCCTCTACGATAGTGGTGCTGGAAGTGACCCATTTGCGGCTGCATGACTTGTGTCACGACCTCCGAAATGCTGTGAGTAAGACTCTCCTTGTTCGGGATCAAAGGTGGGGGCGGGAACTGGACGACCCGCCCTCACCACCCCAAGGGTGAATGCACTTGTGCAACATGTTTGCGCTACCAGCCGAACTGGACTTCGTCACGCATTACGGAACGACCTAGGGGACTAGGGGACCCCTGCCCGGAAGAAGAAGGGGGTTTGCGTTCATCCGGGGTTGTTGTTGGCTTCCCCTATCTACAGCGCACTAGGACGACCTGAACGAAACTCACAGCCATGGAGGGCTTAACATGAATGAGGGCTCCCATGGCTGGCAAAATCCGGCTGCTGAGAAAACCGAAGCCCGCCACCGATCCGGTTGACGGGTTTTGCGCGTGGCTGGAATCCTCATTCGTATTTCCAGCGGGGCCACGGCGGGGTGAACCCGTAACGCTGTTGCCGTTCCAGAGAGCATTTGTCCGCGACGTGCTTGCCCGTGATGGTGCTGATCCGCTTTACCGGATGGCACTGTTTTCGACGCCAAGGAAAAACGGCAAGTCTTTCGTGCTGGCCTGTCTGCTTCTGGGCTTCATGTTGGAAGATAGCCCGATTGCCATTCCTTGCTGCAAGGTCGGACTGGCCGCCCCGACTTCCCGCCATGCCATGTTCATTTTCACCAGTGCGATGGACCTGCTGATTTCGGTTGGTCGGGAAGGTGAAGCGAGAATTGTCACGCATCCCCAGCCGGGCAGCCTGCGAATTGGTAGGGCAGTCTGCGACGTATATTCCGGTTCGAAACTGTCGGGGCATGGGGCCAGCCTCAATGTGGCAATCGTCGATGAACTTGGCCTTTTGCCTGACCGAAACGCGGGGCTGCTCGATAACTTCATGGACGCCCTCGCCATCGAGAACGGCCGTCTTTTGGCGACCGGGACCCGAGGCGCAAGCCGACTGTTCAACGAATTGCTGGACGAGCCGCCGCGTGGGGTTGTGGCCCACTGCTACGGACTTGAGCGCGACCAAGACCCCGGCGACCCTGCGGTCTGGGCGAAGTGCAACCCCGGCATGGGGGCGATCAAAAGCCAACGCTTCATGCGTGACGCGTGGGACAAGGCAAAGGCTTCGGGGGCAACGCGCGAGTTTCTGGCATGGAACCTCAATGCCCGGCTTACCCCGGCCCGCGAACTGCTGATCCCGTACGACCAGCTAACCGCCGCCTACGATCCGGAGGTTAAGCCGGTTGAGGGTGAACGGTGCTGGGTCGGCCTCGATTTGGGCGGGTCTGCGGCGCAGTCGGCGGCGGTAATCGCGTACGAGTCCGGCGTGGTCCGGCTGCTGGCAGCCTTCCCCGACCAGCCGATTGATCTGGCCGAGCGTGGGCGACGGGACGGCTGCGGCGACTTGTACCTGCGCGGACTGCGGGACGGCGACTTGATACTGACCTCCGGCAGCGTCACCGACATTCCCGAGTTTCTGGCGGAACTGGTCAAGCGCGTCGGGCCGCATGAAGTCGTATCGGTGAGTTCTGACCGATACCGCTCAAGCGAGTTATGGACCGCGCTGCGCCGTGCCGGGCTTAGCTGGAAAACTCGTTTCCGGGGCAGTGGCCCGCGCGACGGCAACGCCGACATTCTGGCGACGCGAAAGCTGTTCTTGGCGGGCAGCCTCAAGCTGCAACGGTCGCAACTTTTGGAAGGCGCATTGGCCGAAAGCGACGTGAAGGTTGCCACAACTGGCGCGGCGCAACTGGACAAGGCCAGCCGCATGAGCCGCATCGACCTCGCCCAAGCACTCGTGCTGGCCTGTAGCGCGCTGCTGGAAGCCCGCGAGGCCGTCGCTCCGACCTATTCGGTGGAGGTGATCTGATGGCCCGCCGCGATCCTCTGCCCCGCACACAACGCATCCTGCAACTGAGCGCATGGCGTCGGGACGTACGCGCGCTCGTCGCCTTGCGGGCGGCCTTCCGCTGCGAGCATTGCCACGGCTTCACCGGCATGGATGGCGAGTGCGACCACATCGTTAGCCGCCGGAAGCTTGCCGAGACCGGCGGCAGCCCGTGGGACACAGCGAATCTGCAATGGCTCTGCCCCGGCTGCCACAGCCGCAAGACGGCTGCCGAGCGCCGGGCAGCACGACCCCAGCGGCCCCGTTCAACCCTACACGCCCGCGCCCCCATAGCCGGCCGCGAAGCCTTTTTGGCGGCGGCGGGCTTTCCCGCACCCGACCAGCCCCCCAGCCCCGCCCCTGTCATCGTCATCTAAGGAATTACGACCATGCTGAAGTCCCAGAGCATCCAACTTGCCCAAAGCCACCGCCGCGAAAAAATGGCGGCGATTCAGAAAGCCGAAGGCGATCCGTCTGACGACCAGATTGCCGAGCTTCGTACCCTCGCCGACGCGTACGAGCGGGGCGAAGTCGAATATCGCGCGGCCGTTCTCACGGAAGAAAGCGACCGGGCCACGATCCGGGCCGAGGACAAAAGCGAGGACGCTTTCCAACGTGAGTGCCGGGCGTTCAGCCTCGCCCGCGTGGTCGAACGTGCCGAGTCCGGCCGGATGCTAGACGGCCGAGAAGCCGAGGTATCGCAGGAACTCGAAAAGCGGCAGGGTGCTGCCAAGCAAGGTGGCGTCATCGTTCCGTGGGCTGCGCTGGAAACCCGCGCCGACGCCGTGGTGACGACTGCCACCGACGACAACCTGACTTCGCGTCCGGTGATCGGGCCGCTGGAACGCATCTTTGCTGATAGCGCCGCCAAACGTTTTGGCTTCGATATTCGCAATGTCACTGGCCGTCCGACCTATCCCGAGATTACCGCTGGCGCGACCCCGACTTGGGTTGCCGAGGGTGCCGGGACCGATGCCCAGAATATCGCCACCCTGACCCAAGCTGCCGTCATGCGGACGGTGACGGCGCGCTACCTCATCACGCGGCAGGCGACGAAAGAGAACCCGGCGTTGGAGGACACGCTGCGGCGCGATCTGGCGGGGCTGATCTCGGCGGAACTGGACCGGGTGGCCTTCCAAGGACAGGGCGGCCTTGAGCCGGTCGGGATTCTGAAGCGTCTGACAGACGCGGGCCGGGTGCAGAATGTCGGTGCCAAGGCATCGTTCGGTACGCTGCTGGCGGCGGCTGTGAGCCTGTGGGAGACTGCCGGGCTGGCGGGACCGGACAAGGTAAAGATCGCTGGCGCGCCTGTGCTGTTGCAGACCACCGCCGACGATCTGGTGAGCGGTACGGCCGTATCGTCCTTCGACCGCCTGAAGGCCGCGTTTGGAAGCCCGATCTTCTCGCCCCAAGTCAGCCCGACCGCAGCGCGGGATGCCACTGGAAAGGGTCGCAGCACGGTTGTCGTAGGTGCCCCCGAGGGGCTGGCGCACATCCTGCTCTGGGGCGCGCCTGAGATTCTGGTTGATCCTTACAGCGAGTCCAAGACGGGCAAGATCGCGATCACAACTTTCGCCTTCGCGGACGTGATCGTGCAGCGGGTTGCGACCCACTTCCTCGCGCTGACCAACGTTCAGGATCGGGCCTGATCCGATGACCGGGGCGATATCTCACGTCTATCCGGTTGAGGGGCTGGAAGTGCGGCAGCAAGGGGGGCGTCCGACGATCTTCGGGCGCTTCCCCTATAACTCGCTCGCGACCATGAGTGACCGGGGTACCGTCCGCAAAGAGACGATCAAGCCGGGGGCCTTCGGCTTTGCCATTGGCGATCTCACACGCGACATTCACCTGCTGCTCGGACACGACTTCAACCGGCCTCTCGCCAGTCGCAAGGCAGGTTCCCTGACGCTTCAGGACACAGATGACTTCCTTGAATTTGTCGCCTCGATCCCCGAGGGCGCAGACCGCGCATCCCACGTCACCGACGCCTTGGCGATGCTGGGGGCGGGCCTGATTGCGGGGGTGTCACCCGGATTCCGCGTGCCCCCTTCGGACGTGGTGCCGGATGCGGAAAAGCTGGTGCCCGAACCCGGCAACCCCCGCGTGATGATCCGGCAGCTATTCAAGCTTGTGCTGTTCGAACTCTCCCTCGTAACCCGCCCCGCCTACGAACAATCGCGGGCCGAGTTGCGGGCGCTGGACACGAACCCGACACGCCCGCCCGCGTGGCGGAATTACATCTGGTGACCCCATGCACGGCATTACGTTTCTGCAAGTCGATTTCTCGCCCGGCCCGGTTCCGGCGGTTCCTGCCGCCAGCGACATTGCCCTAGAGGCTGGGGCATCTCTGGACCTTGCCACAGCGTTCCTGGGGGCGTCGTGGGAGATGATCGAGAACTTCACGGGACGCTGCTACAGGGCTACCGCCGCTGGCACAGTACTGGTCGAAGCCAGCGAGCCGATGACGTACGTGTGGCCGAGGTTTCCCTATCCGGCGATTGTTACGGCCGAGAGGTGGGACGAGGGGTCACAGACGTTCCAGCCCGACACCTGCCGCTACATGCACGGGCGCTGCACCTTTGGCGGCGGCACTCTCTACAGGCTGACGCAAGCCCCTACCCCTGCCCCGGTGAGCATCCCGGAGTGTGTCCGGCGGGCGGCGGCGAACCTGACGCTTTATCAACTGATCCACCAGCCCCAGAGGCGCGAGTTTCGCAGTCAGACCATGGCTGACGTGACCCTGACGCGCGAGGCGGTTCAGGGGCTGTTTTACGGGTCCGGGGCGGGGGCGCTTCTGGCTAGCGAGGTGCGGCGATGAGGTGGCCTTGGCAGACCCCAGAGGTCGAGACGCGATCCACGCCCGTGGTGACGGCGCAGTACATCGACGCGCGGCGAGGCATTGCCGTGGCTGGCGACACGACCAGCCTGTCCGCGACCGTGGGCACCTGCGCTGGTATCTGGTCGCGGTCCTTCGCCATGCTGGTGCCCGACCCGGTTGACGACCTCACACCCGACATTCTCGCGGCTGTAGGGCTGGACCTGTTTTTCCGGGGCGAAAGCCTCTGGCACATCGGGCTGGACCAGTCCCGCCTCACCCTGCGGAGGGCGGCTAGCTGGTCGGAGTATGCCGGGGGCCGTTACAGCCTCGCCCTCTCGACGCCGGGCGGTAGCAAGACGGTGCGCGCCCTTGAGGATGAAGTGGTCAAGCTGACGATCAACGCCGCCCCGGAAAGCCCGTGGCGGGGAAGGTCCCCCCTCGCGCTGATGGGCTTGTCAGCCTCCCTGCTGGCTGACCTTGAGCAAACCGTGTCATCCGCGCTGCCCTATACGGGCAAGGGCTTGCTGCCCATTCCAAGCACGGTGCCTGAGGACCAAAAGACCACGGCGCTACAGGGGCTAAGGCACGGCTCGCTGGCGGTCGTGGGGTCGAAAGAGGACTTTGGGCATCACACGGGCGGCAGCCGGTCAGAGTTTAAGCGGGTCGAACTCACGCCCGATCTGTCCGGGGTCCCTCTGGTCGAGACGACCCGCGACCTTCACGAGCGTGTCCTTGCGGCTGCGGGGGTTCCGCCAAGCCTGTTCACGGCGTCGGGCAACGCTGGCGCATCCCGAGAAGCCCTGCGCTTGTTCACGACCCTGACGCTAGACCCGCTGGCGAGGGCAATCACGCCCGAACTGGCCCGCAAGATCGGGGTGACCCGGCTTGGCCTGCAAGACCTCGCCACGGCTGACACGGCGGGCCGGGCGCGGTCGGTGAGTAGCCTCGTGCAGTCAGGGGTGCCCCTCGCCACGGCCATGTCGCTGGTCGGCTGGGACAACGTTGACCTGCCCGAAGGCGCGTCGAAGCCGATCAACTCCGGGGGCGAGTGATGCAATCACGTCTGTTCATGGCCGCGTGGCGGGCTGCCCGACAAAATCCCGCATGTCAGCCTGCGGCGCTGTTCCATGTCATGCGGGACGCTCAAGGAGCTGCCACAGTCGAGGCGGACGGCAACTTTAGCTTTGAGTACCTCTGCGGGTGCTATGCCGTCTTCGATAGCGCCAGCGACGGAAGCAGCTTTCAGGGTGTCACCGGCATCTATACGTCAGACCTCAAGGTCATCGTGATCCCGGACGCCGTGAAGGTGCAGCCGCTCACCCTGCCCGACCTTGGCGGCACCTTACTCCTGCGGCTGAGCAAGCCTCGCCAGCCCTTCCCGATGCTCACGCTGCTGCGGTCGAGGATCGGAACCGATGGGCTAGGGGTGACGCACAAATTCCTCGGCGTGCCTGCGGCATCCGATGGATTCGGCGGCATCAGTGCCGAGACCCCCGCATCTGCTTACGCATCGCTTACACAAGCTTTGGCGCAGGTGGACAAAGATGGTCTAACTTACTGA